GCCACCGGGGCCGCCACCGAGGTAGCCCCCGGGGACGCCACCAGGGCCGCCACATATGCCGCCACATATGCCGCCACCGAGGCCGCCACATATGCCGCCACCCAATTATTAACAAGAAAGGATATAAAAAATGAAGTATAATACCATATACTTAAAAGCATCTGTAAAGCCCGGCCATGTTACTATAACACCAGCACTATCACAATTAAGCGATATTCACACTTTCAATCTATTCTTTTTATTAAAAGACAATGGATTTAGTGTGACAAAAGCTAGACAAATCATACAACGAGCTAACAAGGCAATGATTTTGCCAATAGTGGTGATTTATTGATAATTAATCAACAATGGCTACATAACAATAGTACATACTGACATCTAGTTGGAGGCAATATGTTAGGTCTTATAAGTTTTAAGAAGAATGGGGAAAGGCTGGGCAATGTTAGAGAGGTGCCGGCATTCTATGCCCTAACATACAATGGGCATATTATTGGCTATTACACTACATTGGAAGCCCTTAGGGTTGCTTGTGACGATGTAAGCGCTGTGATACGTGAGGAGGCAATATGAAGCTGTTTATTGCGGGTTTAGTGATATGTTGTATGCTGTCTGGCTGGGGGTTGACACCAACTATTCTATTATGTATACTGGCTGTAATGATGGAACAAAGGAGCTAATGTATGTTTACGTTTGATGAACTGTTTATTATGTGTGCATTACTCGGTTGGGCTGCAATTACTGCTATTTATGTCATTATGTTGTAAATCTCCTCCTTAATAGCCCATTCCTCGTGGGCTTAAGTGGGGCGGGCTGATGTTGAGCTGATGTTAAGATGTTTGGGCTTGTTTACAATTTGTTAACATCTCCTTAATGGCCCGCCCCTCCCCCCCACCTTGCATGCCTTCTAACAAAACCGACGGTGTAACCCAAGTAAATCGTATCTATAACAGAGGCTTATTAGTATTGAGCCGTGAAGTGAATAGACTGGCCGAGCTGTCTATAGCTGGGAAGCTTAGCCATGCCAATGGTCAGGACCTGGTGCAGTATCTAAAGCTGCTAGAGAGTATGAAAGAGGCCCAGCAGGCTATTGCCAGTGAGCGGGCTAAGCGGGCGGAGGCAGCTGCCAAGAGCTTGCCTGACGATGAGCTAGTTAGACTGACTGTAACGAAGACGTAGGGATTGTTTATTTGTGGGGGGATTTACCCCTCATCCACATTCTCACCCATAACCAACCGAAAGGGCGTCTATGCCCACATTGCACATCCCAAAGCATCTATTAGAGGCTGAGCTGGCCCGCAGGAAAGGGCTTGTCGTCCCCCTGGGCCAGTTTAGGCTAGAGGACTACCTGTTTGACAAGCAGCTGGCCTTTGTGAGGGACCTAAGTCCGTTTAAGGCCGCTGTGACAACCCGCAGGGCCGGTAAGAGTGTCAGCTGTGTGGCTGATTTGCTTCATACAGCCACCACCAATGCTGCCGTGGTGTGTCTTTATATCACCTTAAGTCGTAAGAATGCTAAGAGGCTTGTGTGGCCAGAGTTTAAGAGGCTTAACAGTAAGTTTAGCTTGGCAGGCAATCCCAATGAATCTGACCTATCAATGAGCTTCCCCAATAGGTCTGTTATATACCTGCTTGGGGCCAATGATAAGGACAGCATAGCTGACTTCCGAGGCCTTGCTATTAAAAAGGTGTATATTGACGAGGCTCAGTCCTTCCCGTCCTATATCGAGCCCCTCATAGATGATGTAATAGGCCCGGCATTGATGGACCATGACGGTCAGCTTATCCTGATAGGGACGCCAGGCCCTATCCCCAACGGCTACTTCTTCGAGCTAACTAAGAATGCCAACTGGTCCCACCATCACTGGAGCTTCTTTGACAACCCAAAGCTCCCCGCCCTATCCCAAGGTAAGACCCACCAAGACATGCTTAATAGGGAGTTGATTAGACGGGGCGTGACCACAGCCCACCCGTCTATCCAGCGTGAGTGGTTTGGTAGGTGGATATTAGACGAGAATAGCCTAGTCTATCACTACGATGCCAATAAGAATGACTATGGCAGGCTTCCAGAAGGGCAATGGACCTACCTACTGGGCATTGACCTTGGATTCGAGGATGCAGATGCCCTGGCTGTGTTGGCCTACCGGGAGGGGCATAGAGAGACCTACCTGCTTGAAGAGAGCATTACCAGACATCAAGACCTCACAGCCCTATGTCAACAGATAGATAAGCTAAAGCTTAAGTATGACTTTGACAAGATAGTGGTGGACACGGGTGGACTGGGCAAAAAGATAACAGAGGAGATTAGCAAGAGATATAGCATACCTATGGTGGCGGCCGAAAAGACTAGGAAGGTTGAGTATATAGAGCTGATGAATGATGATTTACGCACAGGCAGGCTTAAGATTAGGTCTACCAGCCAATTTGCTGAGGACGCCGCTAAGGTTGAATGGGACCACGACAAGTCCACCCCAGATAAGAAGATTATCTCTAAGAGGTTCCACTCAGACATCTGTGAGGCTGTGTTGTATGCCTGGAGGGAGTCATACAGTTATACCAATGTACCTGAGGCAGAGAAGCCCATATACCAAACCGAGGCCTGGGGAACACACCAGGAGGCAGCCATGCTACAAAATGAAATTGATAGGCTAGAAGAGCTTAGAGAGTTGAACGGGCCAATGGAAGAACGGTCAGTTGAATTTAATCCAGAAGACCACCAAGAGCTGGATAGGCCAAGGCTTAGATACCAGGGCAAGTTTGATAATAGAATAAAGACCTAATGGCCAGCGAGTTTAGTAAGTCCGGGCACAATATACGAATAGGATAGCTTCCTAAAGGCCTTTCGCCGCATCTCAAGCTCTTCAAAGCTTCTATTGGGAGTTTTTCTACAGCTCCCACATATATTAATTAAATATTCACCCCTATAGTAATAATTATCCATTTCCTTGGCCCCACTACACTTCTTACACGTCACTAAGTCATTCATATTACTAACTATATCATAGCTATAAAATAAAAGCAACTATTATAATAATAAGTGTTGACAAAGCCATATATTTGGAGTAATCTGCTAAAATAGAAGACATATAGTAGATGTCGACTATATAAGTTGTATAGGCAGTATATAGAGATGTAAGAGGTATTAAGGCAGTAAGGAGCCTTATACCCAACTAAGCCAAAACAACTGTATAGGAAGTATACACCCCGCTGAGTATGCCACCAGTAGCTTCCACGCAATTAGCTATACCTATGCCCTCGGCCCCTATACTGATATATGCCAATCCCCCTCCCCATGTTTGATGAAAAGAAGCAGCCAGGCTCCGTTACCGAAGTGATGGGCGAAGACCATGGTATGACTGCCTGCGGTCAAGATCTCCTAGATGCCATTAAATCTGGTAATGCCAAGGCTGTAGGCCTAGCTCTAAAGAATGCCTGTGAATTGGCAGATTCTATGCCCCATGAAGAGGGCGAGCATGAGTAGAAGTCGCAAGGTCACTTTACGGATTGGAAATCAGGTGTATCTAGTCTATGGCACAGTGGTGCATGACTTGGGGGCTGGACTAGAAATGTTTTTCAGAGATCACGGCATCAGATACATCAGTAAGAAAAGCTTAGGTTGGTCTACAGATCATAATTCCGTGCGTGCCAACTTCTCTAAAAGCCCCGCCATTGAATAGTTGGTAACAAACAATGCCATTGGTCAAATCCTCCTCCAACAAGGCCTTTAAACAGAATTTAGAAACAGAACTAGCAGCAGGGAAGCCCATGAAACAATCATTAGCCATTGCATATAGCACAAAGCGCGGTAATCGTAAAAAGAAGCCCCAATCCATGTGTGAGGGGGGCTCTATGATGGCTGAGGGGGGCGAAGTGAACGATATGCTCCCCTTAGATGGCCCTGCGGGCCGTAAAGCTCGTAGAGAAGCGCCCGAAGACGAAAAGGGCAAGGAATTACGCCCACATATGCGAGAAGACGAGTGGATGGACGGGGAGAGGCCAGCTCAGATGGCCGAGGGCGGGGCTGTGGACGATATGCGCCCCCTTCATGCGGAGGCAGAAGAGGATGAGAATGAAAAACTCCATCCTAGCATGGAATCAGGTCGTAATTCCAATATTGACCCAGGTCTTAGTCAAGAAGAGGACTCAGACCTACAGGAGGACCTCCCCAGAGTGGCTGAAAGCCTCAGTCTCGCAGCTGAGATTATGCAAGACCGAAAAAGGCTTAGAATGTCCAAGGGAGGGTATGTCAGCTCTATGGGTAGTTCTAGCCTAGTTGGAGATCTTCACCAGGGCGTGGAGGAGCCTACGATGTCAGATTTAGACAACGATTCGGATGAATTAGATGCTCCTACCGCGGATGGACGTTGGCAGAGAGGTCGAAGCGGTTCAGCAGCCCCCCTGATGGCCGATGATCATAATGCCGGGGATGCCAGTTTAGTAGAACAAATCTTACGGGAACGCAAGCTACGACGGAAGGTGTAATGATTCTTCCTAGTATTAAAGAGCTTAAGGAATTGCTAAAGGTATTACGCGCTAATGGTGTAACCAACTATAATTCAACAGACCTACAGCTTGTCCTATCTGAAAACTTCACACCCCCCACGTCCACTAAATCCAAGGCCGAAGAAATTATGACTTCGGAGGATGTAGAGGAAATGACCCAGGAAGAGCTGGACCGCCTGATCAACTATAGCTCTATGTCCCCCCTAGATCCCGTTTCTGAGTAATAAACACCCATGTCTTATAAAGTCAGCCCAAAATCTAAGCCTGAACGTGTAGAACATGTCTTTAAGACGTCCAGCTCCACCATGAATCAGGCCAATCAAGGTTACAGATGGTGGGAGGCTACGGATGAACAGACCAGAGCTTCGCAGCTTTGTTCCACAGTAGCTTATTTAAAGCAAGGGCAGTCAGCTCGTTTGCGGCAAGCAGCAGTATGTGCCCGCCTATATAGTGGACAGTCTCTTTTCTCCTTTGTCGGCGCCAACATGTCCCTAATGGACCAGTATAGTCCGTTGGCGCCAAATCGCCCTGTTTACAATGCCATTAAGTCTATTACAGATACCTTGGTGTCGAGACTGGTTCAAAATAGACCGGCTCCTAAGTTTTTAACAGACAATGGTGATTATAAGCAACGAAATCTTGCCAAGAAGCTTAATAGCTTCATTCTTGGTGAATTCTTTCGTATGAAGGCCTACGACGAGGGCACTATGGTGCTCCAGGATGCCCTAGGTTGGGCCGGAACCGGCTGTCTTAAGGTATACGAAGGAATGGACAAGAAAGTTTGCATAGAACGCAAGCTGATCACTTCTCTGTTCGTTGATTTACAGGAATCTGCATTTGGAAATCCCCGTCGCTTATACGAAATGGCCCTTTATGATCGTGAAGTGGCCATGGCAATGTTCCCAAAATACAAAAAGATCCTCGAAAAGGCCGAAAAGGCTGTGGTGGATAAGTCTTCACAGTCTGCCAAGACCGTTTCTGACTTAATTATGATTGTAGAGGGCTGGTCTCTGCCTTCTGGGCCCGATGTTGATGACGGCATGCACAGTATTGCCTGTTCTTCGGGGGAGTTGTTCTCAGAAAAGTGGGAAAAGTCCACTTTCCCGTTTGTATTTCTACATCATCACAAGAAAGCCCTTGGATTTTGGTCCATGAGCGTGGCAGAAGCACAGATGGGCAGCCAACTTGAACTAAATAGTTTGCTTGACACTATCTCCAAATCAATTAAACTGACCGGAGTACCCAGAGTATTCTATGAGCAGGGATCAAAAGTCAATAAAGCTGCTTTCGCAAATAAAATCGGACTACTCATACCCTACACTGGTGCTAAGCCCTCATATGAGGTCTCCCAATGCGTACCTGCTGAGATGTATGCAGAAAGAGATTCCATTATCCAGCGTATGTATAATTCTGAGGGGGCCAGTCAACTGTCCGCTACGTCCGAAAAACCAGAAGGATTGGATTCCGGAGAAGCGCAACGAGTTTACGAGGATATTAATAGTCAAAGATTTACAGCTCTTGAGAAACGTTATAGTAACTTTTATGTAGATCTAGCATATCAAGTCATGGACTTGGTAAAAGATATTATCGAACGAGATGGCAAGTATGACACTGTTTTCGTGGATCGCAAGAAGGGCCGAAAAGAGATTGCACTCGATAACATTAAAATGCTTGAAGACACCTTTGTCATTCAATGCTATACAGAGTCATCTTTACCGAAAGATCCTGCGGGAAGGCTATCTACCGTCACAGAGTGGATTCAGTCAGGCTATGTTGACATCCAGGAAGGGATGCGGCTGCTTGATTTTCCTGATCTGGGCCAACATGAAACCCTTGCGAATGCAGCTACCGAACGAATCTATATGATCTTAGATGAGATTGTAGAGAAAGGTAAATGGGAAGCCCCCGACCAGTTTCTTCCAATCCCAAAAGCCGAACAGAGCGTGGTGCAGTATATCAACCTCTACTCAACATGTAAACTAGAAGAGCATAAACTTCAAATGTTAAGAGATTGGTTTAGTGCTTGCGAGGCATTAAAGCAAGCGGCTATGCCACCACCAATGGTCCAGCCGACGGCTCCCACAGCCCAGCCCATGCCAACGCCCACATCTAATCTTATTCCAAATGCAGCCTCGGCCCCAGTTACCGCAGGCAATGCCTAACCCGCGCAGCAACGCATAACTAAGGTGCAGCTACACCAAGGAGACCCTCATGCCCCTAAACGTAACAACTAAATCAAGCTCCGTCAATTCTAACACCCCCTCGAGAGTGATTACCCGTCAAGAAGTCAAGATGGGTCAACCATCCCCATCCAGCGCGCGAGTAACGGCCCTTAAGAACCGACTTAGCGGCAAAGAGCCCACACAACCTGTTGCCCCTAGACCTGCTGGCTCCACTGCCCGCCGGGAAGAGATGTCGAAGCTTAATAAGTTTACCACTCAATCAAAAATCACTACACAGCCAGCACAGCCTGGCAAAACTTCTGCCAGACAGGAAGATGTTGATTTTAATAAGATTGCTCCGCCCCCGTCAGGACTGGCTTCAGGCCACGAGGCCGCCCCATCCCCCAATACTGTTGAGACCCCTGAAAAAGCTCCTGAAGCTAATAGCGAGCCGCTCAGCCCTCAATATGTCGCTCTAGCCCGCAAAGAGCGTCAATTACGGAAAGCCCAGCAAGAATTTAAGGCCGCTCAGGATGCTTGGAAGCAAGATCAAGCCAATTATATCCCCAAGAACCGTCTCACTTCCGAAACGCTAAAGGTTCTAGCTGAAGCTGGCATCACCCCCGACAAGTTGGTTGAACTACAGATCAACCAAGCCTCCTCTCAAGATCCCAATCAAGCTCTCATTGACAAAATAGGCAACTTAGAGAAACAACTTAAGGATCTCACTGATCCTGAGAATGGCACCCTCGCACAACGTGACAAACAGGCGTATGAAGGCGTAGTGTCTCAGATCGGGAAGGATGTTCAGCTTTTGGTCGATTCCGACCCAAGATTCGGGACAATCAAATCTGAAGGTAACACCAAGGATGTGGTTGACTTAATCACCGGAGTTTTCGAACAAGAGGACATTATTCTTGATGTAGAAGAAGCTGCCCAACTTGTAGAAGATAAGCTGGTAAGTAAGCTCATACAGCAATATGAACGTATTAGTAAGTATGAGAAGATTAAAGCTAAGCTTGGGAAGGCCGCAGAGCAGCCAGAAGCAAATAACGAGCAGCAACCTCAATCAAACAGACCTTTGATAAACACTTTAACTAACGCGGGTGCTTCACAGCGCCCGCTATCAGCCCGCGATAAGGCCGTCCTGAAAGTTCAGGAACGGCTTGATGCGCTAAAAGGAAGATAATACTATATGGCTAACTTTGCCACATCCGCATCTGCTGTATCGGTTCTAAAGGAACTGTACGTGGATGACCAATCATTCATGAAAGACTTGGTGTATGCCAAGAATCCGAGCATGGCCCTCATTCCTAAAGATGAATCGGTCGATGGCTTGGCTGGTAAATACATCCCCTGCCCAATTCAGTTTGGAGATCCGCAAGGACGTTCTCATACATTTCTGAATGCCCAGGGCAACCAGACTCCCAACCAATACGATAGCTTCTTTGTTTATATCATTCAAGACTATCAATTGGTCACTATCACTAACCTGTTGATTGAACAAACTCGCAGTAATGCTGGAAGCTTTGTTGATGAAATGAAGCGTGAAATGGATGGGGGCATCAAAAACCTGTCCAATAACATGGCATTTGAGCAGTTTGGCTCTGGAACAGCTACCCGTGGATTTATCGGCTCGGCTATCACCAACCCCACTGGCTCGATCTATCAATTCACTCTTAGTAACCCACAGAACGTGGTTAACTTTGAAGTGGGCATGACGATTCAGGCATCGGCCACGGACGGCGGAGCAGTCATCCCGACCGGCACCCCAACGGTTCCGGACCTCGGTACCATTGTTTCTGTGCAGCGTGATACGGGCATTATTCAGTTTACGGAAGCTCAGGGAGCCCCGCATACGGATTGGGCCAATACTAACGCTATTACTGTACAGGGCGATATCCCCCCGGCTGGTGGATCGGGCTTTGGCCCCATCGGACAGACCGGCTCGTACTTAGCGGCCTCGGGATTCTTGGCCTGGATTCCGGCTACCACCCCCGCAAATAACGACTCCTACTGGGGTGTTAACCGCTCGGCAGACCCCACTCGATTGGCCGGCTTACGCTATAATGCGTCTGCCTACACGATTGAAGAAGGCGTTGTCAATGCTCTTGGATTTGCTAACCGAGAAGGTGCTGATCCGGATGTCATGGTGTTAAACTTCAACAGCTATACTGCCCTTGAGAACGCTCTAGGCGCTAAGGTACAGTATGTTGACATTAAGCATCAAGAGGCGGACATTGCCTTTGAGGGCATCAGATTCCACAGTGCGTATGGGTACTTGACTGTTTATGCAGATCGCAATGCGACTGCGCAGCAGGGCCTCTGCCTCACTATGGATACCTGGAAGCTACGCTCGCTCGATAAGGCCCCCCATATCCTCACCTACGGGTTAGAGGGCTTGGAAGGCTTACGAGTTGGCAACAGCGATGCCTTGGAAGTGCGAGTTGGTAGTTACTATAACTATACCAACAACGCGCCAGGCTGGAACCTCCGTATCCAATTGTCAGCGTAATCAATACTTTACTAAAACTGAACGGCCCCTTAGACTACTCTAAGGGGCTTTTCTTTTAGCCCCCCTCCCCTAATGTGGATGCCTAGCCCGTTTTGGAAGTCCTGGACAGGCAAGACGTCCTCCCGCTAGGTTGGCCCGTTATCCTATTGCTGGGCTATAAAAAGCGGGTATAAGGACATAAAATGGCTCTCCCCACAACTCCCCCCTACCAACCCATCTTTAATTACCCCAGCAATAAGCTCTATCAATACGAAGCTTACCCCATTCTCCTGAGCTGTAACTTTGTTGTAGACAGCACTAACGGAAATGGCCTGGGCATTCGAAGTCTTAAGGGCTCGGGCATTGCCAACGTGTTTATGCATACGTCGGCCACTCCTGGCAATGGTAATTACGGCGCGCTTAACCCAAACCCGGCTCCAGGTAACATTCTTGTAGTGTTTGAAAACCAGTTTAACCGGTATCTATCAGGCTTTAACGGTGCAGTGTCCCCCCTCACTGGAAGTGCCCTCACTTCAGTCACTGCTGGCACGGCCTATGTTATTACAAGTCTCGGCACCACTACCCCGGCTCAATGGGCGGCTGCTGGACTTTCCTCCAAGTTCACCCCAGCAGTAGGAGCTGCCTTCATTGCCATTGAGACAAGCTCTATTGGCGGCACCGGCACTGTACAGGTGGCGGGTGTATCGAATATTGGCTCTATTGAAGTAGTCGGTGATCCTAATCAAACTATGCAAAGCAGTGATATTTATAACCGAGGTGGAGCACATATTGTTTTACAATGTCTTGCCCCAACTAGCTCCAGTGTCACTACTCCAGTGCTCACCGCTCCCTCAAATAACAGCGTCATTGGCTTAAACTTCTATTTGTCCAACAGCTCGATTGTAGTCAGTGGTCAGTAGCAACTTCGAGACCTATTCAAACTAGGTCTCATTCAGGGCGGTTGGCTTAAAACGTCAATCGCCCTTCTCTTAGGTAGGTATGGCAAACATCCCGTCAACTCCAGGAAATCTCTACGTTCATATGGGCAATGCCAATATTCTTTTAACCTGGAATGTTGTCCCCGGTGCCACTAGTTACTCAGTGCAGCGGTCTACGGACGGGATCAATTACACCACTCTCGCCACTCCAACCCTCCCGACATATCTTGACTCCTCTGTATTGATTGGCACGGCCTACTATTATCAAGTGGCCGCGGTCAATACAGCTGGCACCTCTGTATACAACAATACACAGGCTAATGGCCTCCCCGCAATGGAGATCCCAAGCCCATCTGGACAGCTCAGTCTGTATAAAATTAGACTTCTATCGCAACAAACCTGTGATAGGGTTAACTCTAACTTTGTAAGCATGCCAGAGTGGAATAGCTTTATTAACCTGGCAGCAGATGAGCTTTATGATCTAGTGACTACAGTGTATGAAGACTACCAGATGGCCCCTCCGGTTTATTTCACAACGGGCTCTGGAATTACCCGTACAGCTGTTACGGCCGGGGTGATCTACACAATCCTGTCAGTAGGCACTACAACTCAGGCACAGTGGAATGCATTAGGCTCCAGCGGCGCCCCTGTTGTGGGACAGACTTTCGCATGCTCTCTCAGCGGGGATATACCCGGCACCGGCACTGTAGCCATTAATACCAGCTCTGCGGCATTTCCCATGCCAGATGGTATATCTACCTTTGTTGATGCTGCAGGAAATACCATAACCCCCCCTCCTATATATAAACTGTCTGGAGTAGACCTAGGACTTAATAATGCCCCCAACGGATTTGTCACAGTCAGTAAATACAACTTTATCGATAGAAATAGATACGTCTTCCCTAATACCGCTAGCACAATATATGGGGTCTTCGGGCTTCAATATAGGTTCCTTAACAATACGATTAGATTCATCCCCCTACCCTCATCTAACCAGCCTATTGGTCTCTGGTACATCCCAAGACGTGTCCAACTTTTGCAAGATACTGACATCAGTGAAGGCTATAACGGGTGGATCAGATATGTTATCGTTAGGGCGGCCAAATATGCTCTCGATAAGGAAGAGTCGGATACCTCTAAATTGGATAGTGAATTACTGTTCCTTAAGAAGCGGATAGAGGACAGTGCCCCCAACAGAGATGAGGGCCAGGCCGACACTATTAGTGATGCCCGGAGTGCCCAGGGATATGGCCCAGACGGGTCCTCTGGAGGAGGATGGGGTGGCCCCCAGGGATACGGATGGTAATTAACAATTAAGTTAATTACATTACTTAATGAAACAGCTCTCTACAAAGCTTCCCTGGCCCCTAGCCCAGACCATATGGCCAAGCCAAATAAATCCTATATTGGCTAATCCTATAGTTAATGGTCAGATGTTAGAGAATGTTATTCTTATCAATGGAACTACTTCGGTGAATCATGGTCTACAGCGTAATCTTCAAGGTTGGTTTATTGTGGGTATTAATAAAGCTGCTACAATTTATGATAATCAAGCCTCTAACCAAACCCCACAATTAACACTATCTCTTATCTCAAATGCTGTATGTACAGTAAATATATGGGTATTTTAAGTAATATAATCTTTAAAGAGTAAAATCATGCCTAATCCCCCCACAACCCCCAACATGGGACTTATACAGCCAGTCGTAGGCCCCAACGGCACTCCCTCCCCAACATGGGCCACTGATCTTAATATAAACAGTCAAACCCTAGACTCCCATAATCATACCCCAGGCCAAGGGGTGCCCATTACTCCCGCAGGCCTCAACATTTCTAGTGATTTATCGTTCCTAAGTAATAATGCCACTAATCTTAGGTCCACCAGGTATATACCCATTTCGCTCGGCACCCTCACCGGGGCCGATGTTGGCTGTATAGTGGTTAGCGGTGTTGATTTATATTATGTAGATGAGAATGGCAATCAAATCCAAATTACCGCAAATGGTGGAGTTGCTGGGAGCCAGGGATCTATATCCGGACTGTCCTCGCCCGCCTCTGCATCGTATGTGTCTGCTAACCGAACCTTTGTTTGGCAGTCTGGCGCAGGCCTGCCGGCCAATATGGACATGGCCACGCCTATTTTGAGATATAATGGCACTGTAGGCTACCCCTCTCCATCCGGCAGCAATTGGATTAGTTTAGAAGTCCCATCAACCATCTCTTCAGGGTATGCTCTCACACTCCCAGTAGCACCCCCCGCAAACAACGTCTTCTTACAGTTTAATACCACAGGAGCTTTAGTAGCAGGTCCCAATATCTCCGGGGGCATTACTAATAGCAATCTTGCTCCAGTAAACTATGCTATTAGTTCTAGCTGTGGCAACTTTAGTGTAACTACCAGCACTCCAACCAATGTTACTAATCTAAGTGCAACTATAACTACTGTGGGCCGTCCAGTGAGAATTGCTCTAGTGGCGGATGGTAGTGGAAGTCCGGCTTTTGTAGGAGTTAGTGGGTCTTCTACTACACTACAGATGGTTATTGCCATTCTTGAGGACGGGGGCACCATATCAAATCAAGTGATGGAAGTGCAGACCTCGGCCACCGGCAACATCTTAGATTGGCCTGCCTCTTCTATTTGTCATGAAGAGTATTCCCCAACTGTGGGCAGCCATACCTACACTGTGCAGGTATACTCTACGGGTGCCAATCCTGTGCACGTTGCATTTTGTAAATTAGTGGCAAGAGAACTTTAATGCCCCAACCAGTTAAACAGCCTATCAACATAGACTTTAGTAAAGGTCTAAACCTTAAGGTGGACCCGTTTCAGGTGTCTCCGGGTAACTTTCTATCTCTAGTTAATAGTGTATTTAATAAGGTTGGAAGACTCACTAAGAGGAACGGATTCCCAAAGCTTCTTCCCCTGCCCAATACCACTACATCCTATCTCACCACATTTAATGATGATCTTCAGGCCCTAGGCCCACAATTATTATCTCTATCTTCTGGGCAGGATGCTTGGATTAATAAAGGATCTACATACCCTCTTAGCCTTGATACACTGCCTTTAATACGCAATTCCACTAATCAGACACAATCGGATACAGCTATAGCTGCGAATGGGGTTATATGCACAGTATACACAGAGACAGCGTCATCTACTTCCTACAAGTACGCCCTGGCAGACAGCATTACGGGCCAAAATATAGTAGCGCCCACGCTTATCCCTGCCGCCGGGGGAACGGTTACTAACGCCCCTAGAGTGTTTCTTCTGGGGAATAACTTTATTATTCTATTTGAGAACTTATTTGTCTCAACCCAGCACTTACAGTTCATAGCTATATCTTCCTTTACTGGACAAATAATCAAGACCAACACTGACATATCCACTTCATTTACCAATTCCACTACATTGGCGTATGATGCTGCAGTGGCCAATAATAACCTATATGTAGCATGGAATGGGGCCAGTGCATCTGGTATTAATTTGGCCTTCGTATCCAACAGCCTTACAGTTTCTTCTGTAGTTAATCCCGATGCCTCTCACCAGGCCACTATTATGAGTGTGACAGTGGACGTCACCCAGGCTCTCCCAACGGTATGGGTGTCATACTATAATTCTGGGTCGTCGACTGGATACACCTTTGCGAGGGATATTAATCTAAATACAGTGTTGGGCCCCACACAGATTATTTCCTCTGGTACGGTGCTAAATATCACATCAGCAGCAGAGAATGGTGTAAATCAGGTATTTTATGAAGTATCTAATACTTACAGCTATGACTCTTCTATACATTCTAATTACATTGAGTCTAATACTATAACCCAAGCTGGCACAGTTGGGACTGCCTATACCGCTGTTAGGTCTGTGGGGTTAGCAAGCAAGGCTGTAATCCTAGCCGGGGTGATATACTTTCTAGCGGCATATAGTTCTCTATATCAGCCCACTTATTTTTTGATAAATGGATCAACTAGTGTGCAAGCTAACCCCATTATAGTGGCCAAGTTGGCTTATTCCAATGGGGGCGGGTATGTCACAACTGGCCTACCCAATCTATATATAAACCCCCTCGGCAGCCCGTCCACCTCTTACCTATTTAAAGACCTGATTGCCTCTGTGAACAAAAACACCAATGTTCCCACTGGCAGTCAGGTTAACGGGATTTATAGTCAAACAGGAGTAAATCTAGTAAACTTTGCCATTAATACAGATGGTCTTACTTCTGTTGAGATTGGTCAAGACCTGCATCTAACGGGAGGCTTTCTGTGGATGTATGACGGCTATCTTCCGGTGGAGCATAGCTTCTTTGTATGGCCAGATTCTGTAGAGGCAACCTGGTCTACAAGCGGAGGCAGTATCCATGCCCAGCCAGACGGCTCCACCAATACCAACGCCTATTACTATCAAGTGACTTATGAATGGACCGATAATCAGGGCAATGCTTTTCGCAGCGCTCCTAGTATACCTGTGGCTGTTACCACCACCGGTAGCGGCACTAGTGGTAGCATTACTGTTAATGTCCCTACTCTAAGATTGACCTATAAAACTGCCAATCCCGTAAAGATCAGCATATATCGCTGGTCAGTGGCACAGCAGTCATACTACCAGGTAACCTCAATATCTGCCCCGCAACTAAACTCTTTAACATCTGATTCGATTGCTTTTGTGGACACACTGGCAGATGCCACCATACTGGGCAATAATTTGTTATATACGACTGGTGGGGTTGTGGAAGACATATCGGCCCCGTCCAGCAGCATAATGGATCTATTTGATGACAGGCTGTGGTTAGTAGATGCCGAGGACCCCAATTTATTGTGGTTTAGTAAACAAGTTATCGAGGCCACTCCAGTAGAGATGTCTGATCTATTTACAGTTTATGTAGCTCCTTCCACCGGGGCCGAGGGTTCTACGGGTAAAATAACTGCCCTTTATCCGATGGATGATAAGCAGATTATATTTAAAGAAAGTGCCATATATTACATAAATGGCACGGGACCAGATAATACGGGAGCCAATAGTACCTATAGCCAACCTATTTTTATCACTGCTTCAGTTGGATGTTCGAATCCTAAGTCGATTGTGTTGATGCCAGACGGGCTTATGTTTCAGAGCAGTAAAGGAATATGGCTATTGGGCAGAGACCTGTCTACGCGGTATATCGGGGCAGACGTAGAGGATTTTAATAGTTTTACAGTTACCTCAGCAGCGGCCATTCCCAATACTAATGAGGTTAGGTTTGCCCTAAGCAATGGTCTCACCCTTATGTATGACTATTTCGTACATCAATGGGGAGAGTTTGAGGGAATACCCTCGGTCAGCAGCACCTTATACAATAAACTGCATACGATTGCCACCCCGCATGGGGAGGTATGGCAGGAGGCGGCTGGAGTATATCTAGACGGCTCTAATCCTGTATTAATGTCCTTTCAAACATCTTGGCTAAATATAGCCGGATTGAGGGGCTATCTTCGGGCCTATTGGTTTTACTTTCTTGGCACGTATCTAAGCCCCCACAAGATGCAGATCAACATAGCGTACGACTATGATCTATCTAGCAGCCAGGGCAATCTTATAGCTCCATTAAACTATAGTGGGCCATTTGGCACAGACCCCTATTACGGCGGGACTGGGTCTGGTAGTTTTGGTGGCCAAGGCTCTTTATATAATTGGAGAGTGTTTTTAGACAGACAACGGTGTAAGAGCTTTCAGATCACCATGCAAGAGGTGTTTGACCCTCAGTTTGGTACTGTGGCGGGGCCGGGGCTTACTTTAAGCGGCTTAAATTGTATTGTAGGATTGAAGAAGGCATACGCCCCCATAAATCAGAATCAGCAGGTTGGCTAGTAATATGAGTAGTAATAAGAAAAAGACCAGTAAACATTATAAGAAGTTTGTAGATGCTATGCGGGCCCATGGAGGGGTGAAGTTTATGGACTTGGGGGGCTCCCCATCTCTAACTCCCACCACCCATGTTAGCCCCATTTCTAACACAGGGCTATCTTTACAGCCCGGCATAACGATAAACCCCACTGCCAATATTGATCAAGCGTTCGGTATACCGAATATTTCAAACAATCTAGTGTCTAACCTGGCATCAGGGCTTACGGTAGAGAATACAGCTAATGCTGCATTGGCCCCCACCACGAATCTTAACTATAACCCCGCAATTAACGCAGGTCTAACGGGCACTGAGGGCAATCTAGCTAATGAGCAGGCTCTTCAACAGCAGTTAGCCCAGCAAGCTGTTGGACAGGGGCCTAATCCAGCCCAGGCAGCCCTTAACCAAAGCACTGGGGCAAATGTGGCTAATCAGGCTGCCTTGGCTGCTAGCCAACGAGGAGCATCTTCCAATGTAGGACTATTGGAACGCCAGGCGGCCCAGCAAGGGGCCCAGACCCAACAACAAGCGGTTGGCCAGTCCGCCACCCTACAGGCCCAGCAGCAGCTTGCAGCTCAACAAGGTGAGCTGGCATTGCAGGGCAATGTTGGCCAGCAAGCCGGGCAATTATACAATAGCTCTATTCAGGGCAATACGGCTCAGAATGCCAATCTGGTACAAAACTATGGCCAAGCTCAACAGATTAATGCCGGCATTGCCGGACAGAATGCTGCGGCAGGCAATGCCACTATTGGAGGAATTGCCAGTGGTGTGGGCGCAGCGGGTACGGCCCTGGCCGGTAATTTAAGCAGCACTCCCGCCACTACAGGCATCTCCAGCGTGCCAAGTGCATCTAGCTATACGATGCCCGCCTTTGGAAGCTATGCTGATGGGGGAGAGGTCTCTGATGTCCAGCCCCAACCACGTCCAATGGCCCCAACTCCAGCACTAAATACCGAGGGAATTGGTCCAATCAGCTTTGCAGGCAAGTATCTAAATGCCCCGGCCCCAACAGGGCAATCGGCCCAGTCTTCCACCAATAATGGCATCACCTCTAATGGAAATGCTCCTATTATCAATGCTGGCGGTGCTGGAGGCGGAAGTGCTGACAGCGGCCTAGGAGCCACGTTAACCACCATGGCCACTATAGCAGCCCTGGCCCTAAATAAGGGCGGAGATGTTAAACCAGTTAAGGGCGAGGTGTTGGCTGCAAAGGGCAAAATGGTGCCCGGCAAGGCTAAGGTAAAGGGCGACAGTTTAAAGAATGACCACGTACCAGCAATGCTAAGTCCTGGGGAGATAGTTATTCCCAGAAGCATTGCCCAGGGGCCCAACGCCGCCACAAATGCTGCCAGGTTCGTTCAACAAGTACTGGCTAAGAGTAAGGCGAGAGGACGATAGTTTATGTTAGATATGAAGACCTTTCGTAAGGTGTCAGATGATGGCAATACAGCGGTATTGCAGCATGAGAAAGGGCATAGGATCAATATTGTAAAGAGCGCCCTGTCTAAGCCCCTACGCACTCAACTAGACAAATTGCCCCTATACCAGGCCAGCCCAGATAGTGTGGTAGAGGATCCTACTGTTGGACAGCGAGTGGATGCAGCTGAGGGGGGCAAAACCTTGCCGATGCAAGACCCAAACCCAATGACTCCCGAGCCAGATCCTCTTCCAACGCCTAAGCCCGACTTGTCTCAAACACCCCAGGCCCCCCCGCAGCAAACGGCTCAAGTGCCCACAAGTCCGCAGTTTCTTCCCCCTAATGCAGAACAAGACCAACAATTAGCTGCCATTCCTGGGTATACGGAACAAGCCAATGCCGCAGCCATGAAGGGCAAGGCAGAGGCGCAAGGTGCCAGTGCTCAGGCTAAGTTACAAAATGCAGCTGCAAAGCAGCTACAAGACCAGCAGGCCCAGTATGCGGCCAAGGTGGCCGATCTCACACAACATATTGCTGCCACCACCAAAGATATTGAGCAGGGCCATATCAATCCTGAGGCTTATATGGAGTCAAAGGATGCCCTAAATAGGGTTACCACTGGAATTGGATTAGCTTTGGGGGCTTTTGGTTCGGCTAAAACGGGTGCTCCCAATTATGCCTTTCAGTATCTGCAAAGTCAGATAGATCGCAATATTGAAGCACAGAAGGCCAATCTTGGGAATAAAAAGACATTGCTTGAAGCATATAACCAACAGTTTGGTGATATGAACCTGGCAGAGAACATGACTAGGGCCACTAATGCCAATATACTGGCTAATCAAATAGCAGCGGCTGGTAATGCCACAAACAGCCAATTAGCTAAAGCTAATGCCCAGCAAATGGCAGGTCAGTTGAAGCAACAGTATATACCCGCCCTGATTCAACAAGGGGCGCTTAATCAACTTAAGGCCAATGCTCCTGGAGCACAGCCAGGGCAGCCACAGGCTCAAATGGATACAGCCACCAAACTACAATTAATGCATAGGGCCGGCATAATTGACAAAGATACCTTTGATAAGGCTAATGCCGAGCTTAAGACTGCGGAGGCCACCAAGGCAGCGCATGACACCGCTGATGAGGTGATTGACCAAACAGTTCCAATGCAGGGTCTTAAGAATAGAGTGATGAGTCCTATACAGAGCGGTCAACGTATTGCCGTGGAGCAAGCGAAGCTATATGGTCCGGTTATGAACTCAGCCCCTTCCAAGAGGCTAACCCCAGAAGCTTCTCAAAAGCTCGTAGAGCCTTTCCTGCCGGGCATCACCAGTAACAGCGGCACTTCTGAAACTATGAGAGACGGTCTGCACAATGTAATCTCTACCAATGCCGATCCCACTCCGGTACTGGACGGCCTGGCCCGTATGTATGGGGTGCAGAAACCACAATATACTCCAATGGTAAAAGTAGCACATCCCGACGGTAGGGGCGGTAAGATCCCCAAGGTACAGCTGCAAGATGCTTTAAAGCAAGGATTTAAGTTAGTACAATAATGCCTATCAATTCTACAATTAACTTTGTGCCAGATGAGGTCCCGCAGGCCGCGGTTACGTCTGGAGCCCCCATCGCCTTCACTCCGGACGATCAAGTCACAAAGGACTACCAGGAGCAACAGCTACAGGAACAGTATGGGTCTCCGACCCAACAACTACAAGCAGGTGCCCAGGGCCTACTTAGGGGAGCCCTTAGTCGCCCAGTGGCCGACCTAGTAGAAAATGCTGTAGGAGTGCCACAGGAGGCCAAGGAGGGCCTAGAGAAGGCCAACCCAGTGTCTAGTATGGCCGGAGAGGCTTTGGGGCTGGGCGCGGGGCCTTTTGGTAAGGTGTTGGGGGTAGCAGGCAAGGGCGTGGCCGGGGCCCTGGGGGCCGAGGGTGCGCTGGGGGTGGCAGCCAAGCTGGGCACTGAAAGCGCTCTACTAGGGGCTGCAGATGAAACTTCTAAGTATATAAATGGCTCTCCCGATTCAATACAATCTGCGGCCATGCATGTGGGCCTCAGTGGCCTAATTGGCCTTGCTGCGGGGGCGGGGCTAGGCACTATTAGTAGCGCCTGGACAGAAGGTGCAGGGCCTGGATTAGATCAAGGCATCAAAGAGTTTGTAGACACCACTAAGGCCATCTCCAACGATACATTGCCAACAGTGGAAAATGTCAGTGCCGAGCTTACTAACGAGTACAGGGCAGCAGAGGCCGCCAGCCGAGATCTGAATGGAGATGCAGGGCTCAAGGCCCAGGACATACAGAAGCTAGTGCCAGAGGAGGCTACCCCGCAAATAGCAGCCCAAGGTCAAAAGATAGCTGAAGTTACAGATAGTTTGTTAAGTAAGGTGGCAGAAGAGCCTCAGATCCACAGTGATATCAATGTTGGGGCTGTGGCAGAATATCAGAAGAGATTAAACCTAGCAGCTGCCAATCCTAGCATAACCCCAGCGCAGTCCTTTCAGGCATTGGATCAGTTTAAGAGGGGCATAGGCACCTTAGTGGACTGGAATGGTCCTAGTACGGAAGGCCAATCAGCGCTTAAGAAGCTTTATAATACGGTAAAAGAAGCCCTGGAGGACTCAAGCGTATGGGGAGAAGCTGGAGAAGCCCAGGCAGCCATCAATAAAGCCATATCTGAGGCCATTCCTGCTCAAAAAGCCTTTAGAAACAGTTTCACTGAACTTGCTAGCGACGGCAGTCGTATGGTCAGCCCCACAAAAGTGACTACGTTGATGAATAAGCTTGGAGAACCGGGCTCTGCGGTGAGGCTAGAGCGTCTAGCAGGCTATCTTGAGTCCAACACACATATGTATGATCAGCTAGAAAACATACATAATGACTTTGGGCTAGACAATCCCTATATTCGTCCAGACTTGACAAACACTAGACAAATCTTAAAAGATATCACCCCATCTATGAAACTAGCTATGTGGATGCACGGGCAAGCCGTTAACCTGGCAGCAGAGGGTGGAAGCCTTACAGCAGGATACGCGGCCGGGGGGCCTATGGGTGCCTTGCTGTCTAGATTCGCAGCTAAGCCCCTACTAAAGACAGTGATGCCTAGCATCATAAATCCTCTTCTGCGCACTGCCACTTCAGGAGGGGGCCTTGAAGCCGCTCTTCGCGGGGTGAATGCCATTATGCGGGGGGAGGCATTAGCCAACTCAGCAGCCAAAGCTTTATTTCAGGTGGGCGGGCAAAAGGTTTTAGACAGTCTTGATACTCCTAAAGATAAAATAGATAGGCTTAAAGATAGATTGACCGAGCTTCAGCAAGATCCCAGTCAAATGCTGGGAATGGGTGGCAAGCTGGCCCACTATATGCCAGGACATGCCACAGCAATGGCCCAGGCAGCTCAAACTACCCTAGACTATTTGAATGCCCAAAAACCCCTTCCAACCAGGGCAGGAATGTTGGGTAGGGAACAAGCGCCCAGCTCATCGCAGAATGCAAATTATAATCGCACATTGCAAATAGCAAACCAGCCGCTTGTAGTGTTGAAGCACCTGTCAAGAGGCTCCCTACAGCCAAAGGATGTACAGGACTTAAACACCATGTATCCGGCCTTAGCCCCTCGAATTGTACAAAAGATTAACAGTAGTATGATAGATCATGTGGCAAAGGGCAATCAGGTGCCATTTAAAATGAGGGCTGGACTTAGCCTGCTCATGGGGCAGCCTGTTGACAGTAGCTTTACCCAGCCGGCCATTATGGCAGCGCAGCAAACCTTTGTGCCCGCCACACCCCCTGTAATGCCTCAAGGCAAGCAACAGGTTAAAAAAGGTACCAGTAAGCTAGGAAAACAAGTAGAAACAGCACAGACGCCCGTAGAGGCCCGTACAAAGGCATTACAGAAGGCATAATAAGGAACTTATGAGTAAACAAGTATTAATACCACAAATAGCACTAAATGCCGTATCCATGGCATCTAATCAGGTATCGGCCAGTTTTCCCACTCAATATGTGGACAATCTGGGCATACAATTAGTCTGGTCTGGGGCCTCCCCCGGAGGGTCCATCAGAATACAGGTCAGCATGGACCAGGTAACGTGGATTAGCCTGCAAACAATGCCCGGCACTGACTTAGTTATCAGCCCCGGAGGCAGTGCTGGAAATGCTTATGTCGACGTTACTCAAACCACGGCCCCGCACATGAGAGTGAACTATACTACAGCGGGTGGGAGTGTTGGGAGCCTTACGGCCATGGTCTCCTTTAAAGGATTACAAGGATAGGTTATGTCTTCTACATACTATAGAATTGGTGGATCAATAGGCGGAGGAGGTGGTGGAGGCGGGGGCGGAGGAACCATCGGCCAACCTGTTATAGGCGGCACTCCTGGGTCGGTGTTATTTATCGATGCTAGTGGCAATTTAGGCCAGGATACTATTAATTTTGAGTATCTGCCGGCCACCCATGCTCTTCTATTAAATAACCTACTCCCAGGATCCGGGGCTACTAATATAAATGCCCTGGGGCCAAATGGGACTATTACAAGATTTAGTACTGAATCATTAACGTTAGATGGAATTAGTAGATACTTAGAGGTCGCAGACGCAGCTAATCTCAGGCCGTCGGCCACACTTAGTATCTCTTTTTGGGTTAAAGGAACTGCACCGTCAAGTGAAGCGGTCATTATTAGTAAGGCAGATTACGGTACCAACCAGCGTTCTTGGTTCCTTGATGTTAGCCCAATGAACGGCAATATCACCGGCCTTTTTTCTGGTAACGGTAGTACCAATAACGTTACCGTCGGAACCACCTCATCTCCATTAGATGGAACCTGGCATCATATTTGTTTCACCAATGGAGCAACGTATGCGAGAGTTTATGTTGACTCAGTTAAAGAGACTGAAGTAGCAGCGGAAAGCTCGTTTTTTAATACTACAGGAATTGATCTACTAATTGGAGCTATTTTCCATAATGGCTCTCCCAATCTATTCTGGCCCGGTGAGATAGATGAAGTGGCGATCTCAACGACAACCGAGTGGTCGCAAGCTCAGGTCACCACTCTTTATAATAATGGCTATCCAGCCGATTTGACAAGCTTTCCTGGCGTAACGTCGTGGTGGAGAATGGGGGAGTCTCCGGATTCTGCCACCACTGTAATTGATAGAACTGGAACCAACAACGCCACTGGACATAACCTAGTCTCGGGCGACTTCACTACCGACACTCCGCCTCCTCCAACTACTGGAAATAGCACACTAACGTTAAACGGTAACTTGCTAATGGCAGATCAGGGTACTTTCCGTACTAGAATTATCTTCTATGGAACTGATGATGATTTAGGAAGTATCCTATGGAATACTGATGGGGGCGGAGATATTGGCCTTCCAACCGGCCAGAGGCCGGAGAACCTATACCTATCACAAAATGTCACGGCGCAGTTGGCTCTCAGGCTTGGATACCTTACGAGTGATGCTCTACCCACCCCTGGCGCAGGAAGCATACAGGCCAAGTCTACCTTAGCCCTGTTGGCCAATGCATTCACTATGAATGCTACACTTGACATGGGCTCAAATAAGATCACCAGCGTAACAGACCCCACATCGGCTCAAGATGCTGCCACTAAACACTATGTAGATACGCATTCAGCTACATACACTTTCGCAGACTCCCTCGTAAATAGTTCTGGAACGGTTACACTTGTAAATGACTCTGGATCTCCAGCAAATGATGCAGTATATAGCACCAACTCCGCTGGAACCTTGGGATATCACGCAGCAGTGGGAGTCTTTACATATGCCACCTCTTCACAAACTATAGTGACTGGCGCTGCCACTAAGATCACCATCATGCAGAACCAGAGCTTTGACACTGACTCTGGATGGAGCAATACCAATAATCAATATACCGTTCCATCTGGCAAAGGCGGCATATACCTGATAAGTGCAGCAGTAGCGCTTAATAACCCAGTAGCCGCTGCAGAGTACCAGGCAGTGTTGTTTATAAACGGATCTCAGTATTCTGTGGCAGCATGCGTAAACCCTGGAGGGGGGAACATAGCCTCAGCAAGTTTTAGCATCCCGTATAAGTTCACAGGAAGTGGATCAGAAACAGTGGCATTATATTACTATGCCTCCTCTGGATTCGGGTCTACAACCATATTTGCTGATAGCAATAAAGAAACATATTTATCTATTGTAAAGGTAGGTCACTAGCCCATGTCAACCCCACTAACCCCAATTCAAGTGCCGGATCAATCTATATTAGATACGTTTAATAGGCAGGCCTATCTTGGCCAGCAGTTTGTACTGCCAATTAATGTAACTACTATAGCTTCCACCTCAGAAACGCCCCTAGCATACATAACTAACCCCGCAGGAAGCGGAAAGACTATGTTCATAGTGTCTAAGAAGTATGCTGGCAATGATACAACCTTCTTTAGACTCTACCTAGGCCCCACAGTGTCTGCCCCTGGCACTTCTACTGCTGTTAGAAATATGCGGCCAGCCTGTACCAACTCCAGCATCTCAGTCTGCTATGTATCCCCCACGGTGTCTTCAACCGGTACATTGCTATCAGTAGTTATTGTAAACGGAGGGTACTCTATTGACTCCTCCAGCATGGTTATACTTGATCCAGGCCAAACTCTACTTGTTACTGCCCAGGCGGCCTCGGACGGGGATAAAGTGTCATTTGAGATGGTAGAATATGAACTATAGGGCACTACTCCTAGCCGTATTATTACTATTCCTGCCAGTAAGACCAGTATTAATTGTAGTAATGGTATTGACTGTAGTGGATCTTATTTGCGGGGTGTGGGCGGCTGCTAAAAGAGGAGAGGCAATAACCTCTAGTGGTCTTAAGCGCACTGTAGTAAAGATATTGGTCTACGAGTCAGTAGTATTGCTTGCCTACTTAACAGAGCAATATCTGACTGGGGACATATTCCCTATTGTTAAGATATTATCTGGGTATATCGGTATTACTGAGCTAAAGAGCTGTATGGAGAATATGGAAAGCATCACTGGAGCCCCCATATTGAAGGCCCTTATCAACCAAATTGTTAAAGTGCAGGATGGATCAAACTCTAGCGATACAGATAGCAACCAGCCTCATTAAGAAGTATGAGGGCTGCCGACTTAAAGCATACACGGACCAGGGCGGCCGTGTTACCATAGGATGGGGCTCAACAGGCAGCATACAGCTGGGCACTGAATGGAGCCAGCAACAAGCAGACGAAATACTACAAGAGGCCGTAGAAACTCTTCCCCCCCGCATATTGCAGTTAGTTAAAGCTCCTATCAATACTAATCAACTCGCAGCCCTCATTGACTTTACATACAATTTAGGCGCAGGCAATCTTGCTAGAAGTGGGCTATTAAAGTTTATAAACCTATCACAATATGCTAAGGCAGCGGATCAATTCCCGCTCTGGTGTTATATAGGGTTATATAAGTCCTCGGGCCTATTGGCCAGGAGAGAAGAAGAAAAAGCCCTATTCCTTAAGGAGACCACTTGAAGCGTATAATCACCACGTCCCCGTCCACCCTGCTGCTTCTGTCTATAGCAGTTATGCTGCAGTGCTTGTGCAGTATAGACCCCACTTTAGTGGATAAACTAGCTTATGACCCTGCCGCCCACATATCCATATTCCAAATCATCACCCACATACTGGCCCACGCCAGCTGGGAACACTTAATGGGGAATTTCCTGTTTGGGCTGCCGTTTATGGTATATTTAGAGAATAAACTGGGATCCAAGAGGTTTTTAGAGTTTTATATGCTATGTGGCCTGGGAGGCCTACTTTTACACATGATAGTGGTGGGGGGAGGCTGTATTGGGTCCAGCTCGGCCATATTCGGGGCCACGGCAGGAGCTTGTATGGTTTATGGGAACACTGCTTTAGATCATTGCCTAGGCATGCTATTTATCGCTATAAGGCTTATACAGCAGATCTTGATGGCCCCCCTAGCCCTCCTCATGGGGATTGCCGTGTTCGGCCATATAGGAGGCATCCTGACGGGTTTAATGCTGGTTAAAAGGCTTTACCGAACCGAAATCCCCACCACCAAGCCGCCAGCCAAGCCTAGCAACACATAGCCCCACCAGGGGAGGGCTGAAGAGCCCTCTTCCGACACCACTTTGTCCTCTAAGGCCTTTATATCGGCCTTTAGGTGCGTATTCTCTATGTCCTCAGCCTTTATGACCTGCTGGCAGGCATCTAAAGCTAGATCACAGGCAGATGGAGTTTTTGAATCGTTTCCTAGGCTTAGATTTGCTACTAAAAAGACTATAATTAGTAGTTTCATGATCTATTCCTTAGATAAGCCTCATAAGCCTCATTAAACTTATCTCTAGCCATCTTAACGGCATTATCATCTGAACTAATAGTAATTTGAATGTTTTTCTCCAGTAATTGCACCTGAAGAGCATGTAGCCTAGAACCTTGTAATTTTAAGGCTACCGTAAGACCCCCTATTGCCGTTGCCATACCCAACAAGAGCCATTGGGTAAGATTAAGCTGAATGGAATTAGCCAATCTCCATACTTTTTGTACAATATCAATCATTTTAACACCTTTACTTTTCTAATGGCCGATCTAACTATAGCAAATACTTCTGTATTATCATCCACTGTGCCATCAGGGTCAATCCAAGAAGCCAATATTATGCTATTGGCATCTATAGCAACAACTTTGCCATATACATTAAACTCTATAGGAACCTTAATAGTCCCGGGACCTTTACAATGATCCCATATAGTAAGTTTAATCTCATCACCTAACTTCATTTAGCCCTCCTGCTCCTACTAAATACTTCTCTATAAGTCTTTATCTTCTTCTTGGACAACTTTCCTGTTTTAGTCCTCGATGTAGGGACAACCATAACAGGCATTACAAGAGATAAATCCATCCCACCAAATCTTACATAGTCAATCTGCCCACCATCAATCATAGTGGCTTGATCGCAAGGGCAAGTCTTATAGTCATGCCTGTGGTAGCTAATTAACACTGTTCCGCAGGATAAACACATAACACCTTCATGAATATACTCAAACTTATAATTACGGTTTACTTTCATTTAGCACCCATAGGCGTAGTCCAATGCCTCCCACAGCTCCTGCAAAGCCACCTTTGCTGTAAACCTCGGGCAGTAGGCCTAATACCATATTTACTGGTCTGCGTATTTGCGCAGGAAGGACACCCGCATTGCCCCAATAATCTTGCTACATTCGGATGATTTTCAATCCAGGGTCGCAATCTATTATATAGCTTTGTAAGCAATACTACGTCTTGTTTGTTGTATTTGACCATTTGTGCCCAACTTCTAGCATCATTAGCTAGGCAACCCATCCACATATCAATTCCAGGGTGCTTTGTCTTCTTGCCTATCTTAAGATAGTGGCATACATCGGCCAAACTATTTCCATTAAAGTTAAAGTAAGTTTTAACAACCTTAAGGGTGTCTACACTGCAATTAATCTTAAGAGGCTTCATACCATGATAAAGCATTCGGGTCTTTACAATAGTACGGTCAAAGTGGTCACCATTATGTGCTATGCATATGTCTGCTTCATTGAGTATAGTAGCAAACAGCGACACAAGTTTATAATCATTATCAACACCTTTAGTAGATATTACCTCTATTTTTCTATCTCCCAGCCATCTATACGCTACTGACAGTATCCTACGTTCATTTTTATAAGCTACTACATCCTGTTGGTATTTGCCCCATACATAGGCCAAATTAGGAGAAGTTTCAATATCATATAATAAGATTTTAGGCTTCTTCATTTCTGCCCACCACTTCTTGCCTTTAAGAAGGTGAAGCCATTAAGCTTACACATATTCTCAATAGTGCCATGCTCATCATCATCAATTACAAGCACCTGCTCCTTTGCATGACGACGAAGTCTTTTAATGGCCTCAAGCTTAAACTTCCACGTCTCCTGGAAGTTATCTTCTGGACGCATCTTCACTTTGAGGTCTGGGAAGTTATGATTAGACAGCCATTCCTCTGTCTTCTTGCGTAGGCTCTCGGTACGAGAAGTAAGATAAACTACCCGACTAATAGAATATTTCATAGCCCAACAAATCTCTGACATACCGGGCACAGGTTCATCATGCTCGCAGCCCTCGTTCACTGTTTTAACCCAATGGTTGTAGGCCTCAACATTGTCTCTAATAGGCTCTGGGCCTGCCTTCTCAAACCGCCTTTTAGCATTACAAATAGTCCCGTCAATATCAATTATCACTACCATTACTTATCTCCTTTGTAGCGGTCATCCAACTCTGGGTGAGATACTTCATACTCCAATAGAAACATTGCGCAACACATAGCATGAGCCATGTGACTCAACCCTGACTCTTTATCCGTTGTTTCGCCGCTAAGATACGCAAACGTATGTCTAAGTAGCGCTCCAATAACTCTAGTGTATAAAAGACCCCGTCTCCAGTTGTTATCTTCATACTTTTTAGCTCCAAAAGTAAGTACTTGTCCCAATTTCTCAATAGCGTGTCTACTAAGGAGTTCAAGTCTAACCTTTCCGTCATCATATTTTATTCCTTCCTTTAAGCCACCTTCGGTATTCTTTTCTGACATTATTCTCTCCATCTGTTTTAAGCTTATGGCAGGACTGGCAGAGAACTTGGAGCCCTCCTGCTTCTGTAAACAATCTAAGCACGTATTGTCCCAAACTGACATCACCTGCGCTGGCCGATACAATGGCCCCCCGCATGTCATACACAATCTGGGGGACAGGGACGACTGGGTGGACATGATCTATCCTCACTTCCTTTGTGGCGTACACTTTAGCACACACAGCGCATCTATATAGCCCTCTGTCAAATCTAGCTGCCTTCAGTGCTTCCCCGCGAGGAGGCCACCGAAAGCTAGCTCGTCTCAAGGTCCAACGTACAAACTGATCTCTAAACTTATTAAGATCCGTAATAGGCTTTTTAGGCATAAACCCACCTAACTATGTTATCTAGTTCTTGTTGGAATTTAGGACAATCAAATCCTCTGTTAACCTCTTGAAGCATCCACATATTCTCTTCAGGGCTAGCTCCGGCATCATTTCGTAGGGCCATAGAAAGCTGTAGAAGCTGTTTGTGCCTACTTTGGCCCTCCGAGGGGGTTAACTGTTGCACAACCGACCACACTTTGAAAAAGGGCTGTCTGGCCTCCGAGGCTTTGTAATTGATCTGATTGGTTGCCGGGGAAGTCGATTCAAAGGGTGGAAGATCAATCGACCGTCCTTCTTGTGAATATAGTATCCGCTTGGGAAGCCCTGTAGAGGAGTGCAGTGTACCGGGGAGTCTGATAAGGTGCAGGTGCCAGTAAAGAGATAGGTCAGCTCCCGGCAAGTTTGTTGAGACCCATAGCTTGTCCTGCTGTGGAAGCAAATGAGAAGGACTAGCGCTACGAGCCACACCAATATGGCATCCTCGCCCTCCGGTCGTATAAACAACATGGTCATATCCCTCTTTCTTTAGCCATTCTTGGGCTTCCAAGGCCCTTTGATTATCGTCGATGTCGATCCAGAGTCTTTGACTCCAGACAACACCTTTAAAGCCCGCTGCCGTTCCTGCTTCCGTAATTCTTCCGGCTGTTTCAGCCGTGACCGCGTAAACCGAGGCAAATAAAGCAGTGCTATAAGCAATTCTATAACTAGGTTGAAAAATAGGAGGCTTGCTAATATGATTAGTATCACTAACGAGGCGGTATATATAATTATCCATGCCACTATTCATCCCCCTTCAGGCCAGCTAAAGTAATAAATCTCTTCATTTCCATCTTTATCTCTACAGTCATTCTAACTTCTTTATTTAGATCTGTCAATGCATCTTTAAACACCTGCTCTAACTGCCCCACCTGCTCCTTGGGGCATTGCCAGCTGGTAGAATCATGACAATCAATAATAACCGGCTTAGCATGTATATTGCGGGTCTGGCAATAATCATAAATCTTCATAACCCAGAAGCTCAACAGATCGTGTGCGGAGGACTGTATAAACCTATTGGGCAAGTCTTTATACCGTCCCAGAGGCTTCTCCCATACAGTTCCATCTCTCTTAGTTATGTTTACATGTGTGGGCACCCTGATAATACGCCCCACTACATTGCGAAGGTGGCCATGCTTGGCGAATCGCATAAACAGCACCTCGTCCATAATCCTGACCTTGTGGAAATGACGATGATAGGCCTCTACGAGTTCCCCGGCTTCAGATAAAGAGATTTCTATGCCAGACTGGGTGAGGTTTTTATGAACAGTATATTTGGTGCCTGTATATTGTACCGCTAGCTGAATGACCTTTGCAATCTTGCGCTGCTTCTTAAACTGCTCCTTAATCTCTTGAGTAATAGGAATCTTCGGATCGTACCCCATCTGAAGTTGGAGGTCGTTGGGAAAAAGTGTAAGTGCAAGGTCAAGGTATACATCGCCCAAGCCCTCTCTGAACACTTTAAGCAGATTTGGGTCTTGACTGTAATGGGCCGTGACACAAGGCTCAACGCTATTAAAGTCTGCATGAATGCCCTCCCATCCTTCATCACACTTAAAGCATGACATTAATTCTTTCTCATCAAAAGGCGCATTAAGTAAATATGGCTTAAAGCCCGACAAGCGATAAGAAACGGTGCCGCAGGGGTTAAACCTAGGGTGTAGGCGATCATTATAAACGCTAGCCAACCAAGGTATACCAAAGCTATTAATAATGGTTTCAGCTGACTCATACTCCTCATACACCTCAATTAATTCTTTAAGATCGTCTCTACCACGCATTGCCAGCTTAATAGCATCCACGCCCGTAGCTCCTTTGCCGCCTTCGGTCTCCATTACAATTGGAAGCTTCATTGATTCATAAAATAACTCTCGTTTATCCTTATCACTTGCTAGATTAAACTTCTTCTGCATACCCCAATTAGATAAAAACCTCTCCTTAGCAGGCTGTAATGTGTATCTGGCTGCCCTATCGTCCCTCCACATGCGCTCCAGTCGGTCAATATACGGGGCCGCTAGTTCCATAAACTTAGATGAGTTGGCGTTCTTAGTAATATCCAGTGTTTCTATACATTTCTCTAGGGCATCTACGTCTACCCTAATTCCGGCATTAGTATTGAGTTGTAATAACCAGCTATACTTTACCATCTTTTCCAGCATCCACCAATAATCGTATTTATCAAAAAAAGGAAACAACTTACTATATAACTCTGCCGTAGAAATCGCATCCATACAGGCATATCGGGCAATTACCTCTTTATCGGCTAAATAAATGCCCTCACCTGGCTTTCCCCCCCTAGCCTTTATCTGCTCGTCAATCTCAGTATTACCCTTTTTAGTCCATCCTAGCGCCTCTACTTGCGCATCTTTTAGTCCGTAAGGCCGGGGGCCTGAGGGAGAAGAGGCCATATGCCACATAAGTCTAGTACACGCATGCCATATGGTATCAATGCCTAGTATATGATCCAACCAAAGCTTATCATATGAATAGTTATGGCCAATTAATTGTCTTCCGGCAATATTAGACCGTATAGTAGCCAATTGACTATTATACTTTGGATGCATAACCCATGAAGAAGTTTTAAAATCATACCATTGCAGCCATATAAAAAAGGCTGGAGACCCATCAAGATGGTATAATGCAACTCCCAACAATTTACCATTTGTGGGGTCTGTACCATATGTCTCAACATCCGCTACAAGATAATTGTTCATATAGAAATGCCCCGATATTTACGTCGGGGCCCGCGTATGGTTGGGGGTGGTAGATTAAGCTTTAAGTTTACGACCAAAGACAGTGTAGTTATGGGCGTCTGTGCCTTCAAACTCCCCGCCCTTGATAGGGGTCATACCGTTATAAGTGATCTTAACTTCAGATCCTTCGGCAAGGCGATTGATAGCCTTATTCAGACTACCCGATCCCGGCACTCCAACCAGCTCTCCAGTAGAGAGACGAACTAGATGGGTAGGATTATTAAACTTGCCGGTACTATAAGAACGAACATACACTCCCTGCAGGGTTTGACCCTTCTCAAGAATCTTAAAGGGGTTTTTGGGGGTCTTCTTGGGGGCAGTATGCCGGAAATAGTAGGCTACCGGCTCAGTGCCGGCCACCTGAACAAACTCTCCCTGATCTTGCTCCGCATTACCATTGGCGGGGGCAATTGAAGCCTCTGCTTCTGCAGAATATTGATTAGTTTCTTCCAATCCAGCCTCTGCATATGTCTTAGCTGTATTGCCTTTTCCATTACTACTCATTCTAGGTCTCCTTATAGTTTAATAAAGCCATCAGCATCCTTCACACTGATAACTTGGGTCTCTTTCTTTCCTTGCTCACAAACAAATCTAGCCGGGCAGTAACGATTACAGTTAATACTTTCCCCGGGTCTTTCTATGATCACTGCTGTCAACTCCTTTTCCGCAATGAAGGCCGCTGCCAACTGATGACTCTCGAATACTCGAATGGCCTTTTTATCAGTAACGGCCTTCATAACTGCAAAGGTGGGGCGACTCCACCTTTCTTCTGGGGAACAAAGGGGTAACTCTTTTTTAGCCGCCTCATGGGCCTTAATACGTTCTACAATCCATTTATTGATCTCATCGCTTCCAATAAGAGGAACAGCTACACACATAATACCACATTTGGGATATCCGTCAATCCCCAACTTCATCTTTGTATGATCCCTTAAAAACAACACTACCTGTGCTAATGCTACATGGAAGCCATTTCTTCTTAATAGTTCAGCTTGAACACTAAGTTGTAAAGTATGTTCTGCCTTTGGGGCCCTTTTAGCACTACTAACTGATGTTCGTTTATAATCGGATAAGAGGCCTTTGGCCGGGTCAAATAAATCTACTTGAGCAGATATCTTATAAAGTTTGTTGCCTACTGCTATCATGGCAAATAATCGCTTTTCTACAATATAGCCCTCTTCTGCCAGCTCTTTTCCAGAGCGCTCTAAAATGGAATGCAATGATTGCCCCTCTAAAGAATCTATACAATCCGAAGCATCTACTGTCAAATCTTTAGACAGTATGGCAGCCCTAGGGGGCTCTAAAAGGCTAGTGGCGGTATAGTCAGACCCGCTATTACTATACGGGTCTTTCTCAATAGCCCTAACCACCGGCCCGGGTAGGCCTAATTTATTGGTTACTCTCATTATTTATACATACTAGCATATAATAGTATAAAAGACAATACTATGTATTGACAAGACTACTAATATACAGTAGTATTGACTTAATGTGATAGCCTGGACATTACGGCGCCTGGACTAGCAGCGATACAGTAACAAGAAGTGATAAGAAGTTTATTGCGGGGGGAGTAGCTATATATATACACCCCGCAAATAACATCTCTAACAGTATATAATAGTATTGCATCTTGATGGTCCCTGTGCTATAGTAGTTATATGGACAGCGAGGATGAGATTTCATTTCTAATAACCAAGAAAGAGCTTATACAGGCAGTGGGGGCCAAGTATATTGATGCACTGGTATCACTTGCCTCTCAGGGTCTTATAAACTCTTGGCAGGATGCCATAGAGATTAGAATGGATAAACAAAAGTCTATATACCTACAAACTATATTAGAATTTGGTAGGGCACAAGACTTGCCTAAAACTGTTCAAGGTCGTAAAGATAAACATAAAATAGAGGACTAAATGAATAATCCCTTTAAGAAGAAGCCTAAAACCCCCCCAACTGAAACATTGCAGGAGATTCAACAAGAGTTTAACATGACTATGTATCAGATTGGCAATCTAAACTATCGTCGTACGATGTTAGATCGGGAGCTAGTGAAAATAAGCAAAGAGGCTGAGGAGCTTACAAAGAAGGCAGATAAGTTAGGCCTTGATGCTAGCTCTGCTAGAGGTCGTATCCAAAAAGAAATGCAGGATACAGTTAAGTCTGCCGAGCAACCTCCAGCGACCGAGGAACCGACCAGTGCTTGATTTACTATTCTTTCTAAGAAGCTTTTTTCCACGTAAACTTCCTTGTGGAATAACTGAGTTTAATTGTTGGCTTAAGGATATTATCCGACTGTCTGGGTTGCCTGACAACGCCTCAACTAGACGAGTGGCAGCTGGTTTTATTACAATGCTCCCTCCGGGCCTAGGGTATTTATCCATTCGTAAAATCTCTAATGCCTTAATTAAGGCGGCTGCCAATCAAGTGGCAGCAGAGGTTATTAAGTTACAAGATGAATCAAAGCAGCTTCAAGAAGCTTCAAAAGAAGTGGTATAATAAACTTAGGGCTAGCGGCTTTGAGGATATTGAGCAGGGCGACTATCTTAAGGCCTCTGATAAGAATACTAGCCTAGATGAGCAGTATTATGAGCAACGCACCCATTCCACTAAGTATAGAAGCAGACTCTGGAAGGACTCTCAGGCTGAGTATTACAGAATGGCTGCCCAGTTTAGTCATAGTAGGTTTGATACAGTGGAAGATAGGTTGGTATGGCAAGCCCACTCAGAAGGTAAGACTAATGAGGAGGCGGGTAAAAGGGCCGGCGTGACTAAAAGAGAGGCCAGAACCATAGTAGAGAGATTGCGGATAAGGTTTTTTGGGCCCGGTAAGGATAAGAGGTGTGATTGAAGGTATTGCTTCGTAATATGCAGGAGGGGGATCAAAACTTTGTGTTTGCCACCTACCTTAGAAATAGATGGTTCGATAAGACCAATAAAACCACTTTAAAGCGGTCTACGTGGTCTGCCATTCAACACAAACGGCTTGAGAAGGTGTTTGCCTCTAAACGGGTGGTAATGGCCTGCCTGGACGAAGATAGCGACACATTATTGGGGTATGGGTTTGTAGACCAAGATGGCCCCTATATTTACGTAAAGCTGCCATATAGGGCGGGCGGGCTTGGTATTAAAGATAGGATTACAAAGGAGCTGTTAAATGGAAGTGACTAAGTATAAGACAGTAAGATCTGTGCGCACACATGACCGAATGGATATACCAGGATATCTTCAAGTAAACTTGAAGACGGTTGATAAACAAAGTGCGCCCGGTATTGAAATGCATCTACACCCGTATGGAGTTTGGTGTCAGATTAAAGGTGAAGATATCTTAATCCCCTGGGTTATGATCCGGGGCATTGTTATGGAGAAGTCAGATGAAGCTATTAAAGTGGCTAAAGGGCCTAGTATTTCCAAAGAAAATCCGCCCACAGAGGTCTCAGCCAAAAGTAAAGCTGGGCGATAAGGACGGCAATGTATTGATCGCCTCCCAATATCAGCTTGATAAGCGCACAGACTTCAAGCCAGGCGAATCTTATCGAGTTGGGGAGATGATTGCTACAGTGCATGCAGATAAAGCCAGCATGCTAAGGGCCATAGCGGCTGTAGATGCTAAACGGAAGGCTAGACATGCTCTCCTGCGCGAAAAGGCCATTGATATAATGCTTATGTCCCCCGAAGAGCTTGCTCAGTTTAAGATTAAAGAGTGGTTAGAGAAGAATAAGCAAAAGGATAAGCTTTTTAAACGTATATTGGGTAGATTTGCTGGTAAGCCTAGAACAGATTACATGAGGCAACTAGAGATTAAGCATGCTGAGCTGCCTCCAGATTCAAATAAATCAAATGATGAAGAAGAGGGCTTGATTAAAGCCAAGGTGAAGATAAAAGAAACTGTTCATTAATATTGATTTCGGGTCCTCCCAAATCACCTAAACCTATTTTATAAAATACCCTAGTGAAGCTTTTTCGTAGGATTGTCCATCTCCTACAATTATAAGCCCTTCCACAAGATTATGTTTACATTAACATAATCTCTTCACAATTCCCACATAATTAAATCACAGTGAATGTGTAATATTGCTTTATGGGAGGCAGTATGTTACATTCATTGGACTGTAAATGTGATGTGTGTTTGCACAGATTGTTTGTGGAATCATCCGATTCACAGGATAGTAGCCTGGATTGTGAGCATCATGACCGAGACCATGGCATTTGCCTCGATTGTGGGCACGACTGCACCGACGGTGGATTTGACTTAGACTATTATGAAGGAGATCGATAATATGAAGAAGTATAAGCTAAAAGAAGAGCATAAAGCACAGTTTGAATCTTATACTAAACGTTGGATTGATAATGCCTTGTCCACAAAACCTATGGATGAGGATGATAAGATTAAGTGTATAGAGGCTGTAAAAGCACTTTACACGGTGTCTGGATTAACCCCTCCGCCAGATAGTCGTATAGTATTTGTGTCCTCGCCAATGCAGGCTAGAATAGTTGCCGGCCTGGCCTCCGCTATTTGGTATTTATCAGACAATAAGGATAAAGCGAATGAGATTAATTTGGCTCCAGTAGAGTTAAAGCCCTCCGAGAATTCTTCTAATGATTGGTTTTACTTCCCATACGATATGGCTAAGATAAGCTCCGCCGCTGGAGTGGGTAAATTCGGTGTCGATTGTATGTATCGTAGCGATAGTTTATATCAGGGAGGTAATCAATGGTCTTCTTGGGAATGCTTTTTATCCTTCTTTAAAGATGTAGTTAAGTTGTCTCTGGACTATTCAAAATATATACATTGGGAGACATTAGCACTGCATGGTGGGCCTCGCTTTATACACAAAGATTTTTGTATTATATCCGATAGACCAATAAAGCTTCTGATAGATTCACGCAATAGGCCCCACAATCCCTCCGGTCCCTTTTGTGAATGGGCTGACGGCAGTAAATTATATAGTATTAATGGAATTAGAGTTCCAATGTGGGTTTGTGATATCCCCGCAGAAGAACTTAAGGCAGATGCTATAATGAAAATACAGAATGTAGACGCCAGACGTGAAGCTTTGAGGAAAATGGGTTTAGAGCGGTTTTTAAAACAGACCGATGCTAAAGAAATTGATCGATTGGTTGTTAATCATAATGGTAAATCTATATTATATCAGTTGCTTGACATTAGTCTGGGCGATGATATTACAGCTCGTGTATTAAAAATGGATAACCCTAGCGTTAATGCAGTGCATGTGGAAGGAGTTGAGGAGACTGAGTGCAATACGGTTAAACAGGCGCTTGCATGGAGAAATGGGTTTGATAAGTATTATAAGCCAGAAAGTTTATCATGAAAATAGTTGATTTATTTAATTACGCCACCAGGGCCGCCACCGAGGCCGCCACCAGTGACGCCACCTGGACCGCCACCAGGGCCGCCACCAGGGCCGCCACCAGTGACGCCACCGAGGCCGCCACCAGGGCCGCCACCGGGGCCGCCACCGAGTCCGCCACATATGCCGCCACCGGGGCCGCCACCTGGGCCGCCACCAGGGCCGCCACCGAGGCCGCCACCAGGGCCGCCACCGAGGCCGCCACCAGGGCCGCCACCAGTGACGCCACCTGGACCGCCACCGGGGCCGCCACCAGTGACGCCACCTGGGCCGCCACCGGGGCCGCCACCTGGGCCGCCACCAGTGACGCCACCAGGGCCGCCACCGGGGCCGCCACCGGGGCCGCCACCTGGACCGCCACCGGGGCCGCCACCAGTGACGCCACCGAGGCCCACGCCGAGGCTGCCACCAGTGATACCGTTGTTTCTTTTATAAAAAAGATAGGAGTAGTGCTATGAAAGATGATAGAGAAGAGTTTCTTATAATTGGATTCTTAGAGGGAAAGCTTAAACAAGCTGAAAGTGATGTAAATATGTATATGCTGCTCTTATCAGAAATTAATGATATGATATATAAAAAAAATAGTATTGAGAAGAATAATAAGTTTTTAACCATAGTAACCAATAACCAAGGAGATAATAAATGAAGTATTACCAACAAGGTGATGTAGTGTTAATTAAAGTAAACCAAGTGTCCGGCAAAGCTCAAGACACTAAAGTAGTGCAAGAGGGGGAGCACACTGGACATGCGCACCGACTTAACTCATACGGTAAAGTGTTTAAGGATGGAGATAAATTATTTGTTAAGGCAGCCAAGGGAACTAGCATTGGACATGAAGAACACAGTACAATTGTTATAGAAGAGGGCGACTATGAAGTTCGTATAGTGCGACAAAAAGACCCTTTTACTAAACTTGTATCTAAAGTATTGGATTAAATATGAATAAAAACTTTACTCATATTGCTGCCACCAGGGCTGCCACCGGGGCCCACGACGAGGCTGCCCCCAGGGCCGTCACCTGGGCTGCCACCAGGGCCGCCACCGAGGTAGCCACCGGGGACGCCACCGAGGTAGCCACCTGGGACGCCACCAGGGCCGCCACATATGCCGCCACATATGCCGCCACATATGCCGCCACCGGGGCCGCCACCGAGGTAGCCACCTGGTACGCCACCAGGGCCACCACCGAGGCCGCCACCGAGGTAGCCACCTGGGACGCCACAGCGGCCACCACCAGGGCCGCCACCGAGGCCGCCACCTGGGCCGCCACCAGTGACGCCCCCAGGGCCGCCACCGGGGCCGCCACCGGGGCCGCCACCTGGACCGCCACCGGGGCCGCCACCAGGGCCGCCACCAGGGCCGCCACCAGAGCCGCCCCCAGCGCC